ATGTACCAAAACGCTCTACCCCACATGAAAAGGTCGTCAAATGTCCAACTTAGAATAAAGTTATTTGTGACGTTTGGGTCTATACGGTTTAGCCATGCGCGGGGAGCTAGCGGTACTTTTTCTAATTCTTCGCCGTTCCAAATGTCGCGGTACATTTCAAGTTTTAGACAACCAATGACGCTGGCCATAAGGTCACGAGCGCGGCTAATGGTCGGGACGCGCATAGCAATTTGGCGCATTTCGCCATTGGTGTACGCATAGAAATTATTTATTTGGGACGCGCCAGCATTACTACCGGTGCCATAACCTACAGCCGCTTTAATCTCGGGGTCTACTGACGTGCCGAGTGCAGCAACTTTGTTACGTCCAAATAAAGCCATGGGTTTATTGTGCCATTCTTTTGTGCGCGAGTTGTGGATAACCTCGCAAATCCCGACGAAATGCGAGGCCGTCCACCAGCGAGTGTACTACCTAGAAATAACAAGTAAAGGCTTGCCGCTAGAGCTGGGGCGCGACTCTAAAGCGGCGGCCCATACCATGCACCGGGCTAACTCAATAGGCCCGGGCGAACGGGTAGAGCTAAGCGCCACACTGCCTTGGTGTTTAATCATTACGGCGCGCTCGACATGTTCGGCAAGTAGTTTCTCGCCAGTTTGACCAATGCGGTTTTCCACAATGAGCGAGCGCACGGCAAGAGTCCATTTCAAGAGCTCACGGTAGCCAACAATGGTGCGTCGGCGCTCATGCTTGGGCGGGCAGTGAGTTTCCAAGACTGGCGTAATGGCGATACGCAGCTGCGGGTTGCGTTCTACTTCGCGCTCAACACATGCCCACATTTCGGCCATGTTGTCTACGTCAAAAGCGGTAGTTATTACTGTTTTGTTTTCTACGCGCACGGCGCGCACGCCAACGTACCGTGCCTCGTCAATGGACTGCTCGATAGCGAGTACGCCGCCGGCTGGTACTTCGCCTTCATATAGGCACGCTTCCCAAAGGCCGTTTTCTAACCAGCCCGAGTGTGAGCTAGTCCAAGTGTTGACCGAGCCGCGTAGAAACGCGTTGCGGTTTGGTGCCTTGGCTTCAGCCTCAATAACTGACATGTCGAGCGTGTAACCAAGAGCGGGGTTACTGTAAATCCACGCGCTAGGACTCATCGGGTCTATGTTGCTCGGGGGGCTAAATTCGGCAAAGTAGAGCGGGCCGTGGTCGCCAGCGTCAATAGCTCGTATGCCTTGCTCGCGCCAACGCAACATGGCCTTACTTTCGGGTGTGCCGGCAGTTGACCACATAGACATAAGCGGGTTTTTTCTTGCGCGCTGGGACGGTAGCAAACCTTCATCTATGGCGGCCTCGCTGACACTCCATACCTCGTCAACACAAATAAGGTCGGCGCTGTAACCGTGGCCGGCTTGTGGTGTCGCAGCTCTGACTAGCCATGTGCTGCCGTCTGGCATCTCTAGGTTCATGCGGCCGTATGACCACGAAATCTTGGCATTGAACTTGGCACCAAGAATGGGCGCGAGGTACTTAAATAGCGCGGTAGACAAGTCGAGTTGGTGACTGCATGTAATGACCGTTTGGGGTTTGCCACGGTTGCCGCCTTGGGTGCAGAGCCACCAGCCAATAAGTGCGGCCATGGCAGTTGTCTTGCCGTTCTGTCGCGCAACGCTCACCAGCGAAACACGGTTAACAAAGTCGCCGTTGGGTTTCATTTCGGTTTGCCCGGCAATTACTCGAAGCTGCCAAGGCTGCAATGACACGCCTAATACCTTCTCTGAGAAATCCCCAATGTCTGCCGCGAACGATAGCGCCTCACTGTTAGTGGTCGTCTCTAGTCGGGGCTGGTCGTGGCCAGTTACCGCCAGTTCGCTTGTTTCCGCCAAAAATAGAGGATTTAGGACTTGCGGGGGCTTCCGTTCGCTTCCAGAAAAAAAACTTCCATTACTCTGCGTGGTTTTTTGCGTGTTCAGTTCTAGTACACCGTTTTGCTCACGCTCTTTCCGCACTCTGTAACTCTGACCGCGCCTAGCGTTGCAAGGCTTGCAGCTGGCCACAAGATTGGTTATGTCGTTTGTCCCGCCGGCGTCGCTCTCCAATAAATGGTCGGCCTCGGTTGCTCGCGCTATGCCGCACCAGTGGCACACGGGTTCATCGGCTAAGAGTTTGGCTCTGTTGCGCTTAAATTCGCTGGTGGCCCGTTGCTTACCATTGTGTGTTGTTGTCATGTTGTTTGCTCCCGCGCTATCGCTTGGCTAACGCGCCACTGCGTGGCTTGTTGTCTGGTCTGTTGTCGAGTCTTGTGCACTACGTCCCCCCACACTTCCAGCAAGTAGCTGTGGCTGCCGGCTGTTTCATAGTTGAGGACGGACACCATACGTATTTGTGACGTTTAGACGCTGCACACCAGTTCATTGACATGGCGCTCTACCCACGTTTCCGTGTGTTATGCCGGCATAGTGCAAACCCATACGCGGCCGTGAGTATTCCTAAATTGTCGAGCATGGCCTACGTGTTGGCGTCGGCGTGTATGTCGTCTAGACGCGCTTGTAGACCCCATAGGTCTTGCTTTAGACCGTTGGCTTGTTGTGGCTGGTGCTCTAGTTCTTCGAGTATCTCGTTGGCTTGCAGGTCAGCGAGTTGGCTGAACAATGCGCGCAGCTCTAAACGGTCGGCTTCACTCATGCGGGGTTTTGCAATGTTGCTCATTGGTAGTCGGGCCTTTCCCATTCTTGGACTTGTGCGGTGTAGATAGTCGGGTGCGGTAGAAGTGACATGTCGTTAAGCATGTCATGGTGTAGGCGTATTGCGCCGTACTCGGGCGCGCCTAGTTGTTGTATCTCGTAACCAGTAGCCCAACCGTGGATTAGTACCCGGTGTTTATGGACTTGGGCAAGAATGTATATGTGGTTTAGGTCATCGTTTGGACGCGCTGCAAGTTTGGGGCTGGTGTGTTCTGTCGAGCGCACTTGGTAGTTAAGTACGTCAAACCCGCCGCGGTCTACTTCTAGGTCTTGCCAATGCTCACCCAATGACTTGGCTACTGCGTACTCGCCGATGACGCCAGTGATGTTGGACTGCCACCAGTTTTGTGCGCTGTACTTTGTGTTGTCTCGGGGTTTGCGGTCTTTTTGCATGGCGCGTATGTTTCGCCGCGCACCACTAATGGCGCAATACTCTAATTCTTCATAATCGAGTGTTACCAGAACTTTGCTCATATGTCACTAAGCCTTGCTATCACGGCGTCTAGGTCTTTTGGGTACCAGCAATAGCATTCGTACTCTGCCTCTTGTAGGTAGCGTTGCCAACGCAGCTGTGCGTCGGACTGTTTGTTACGGCCGGCTTTTAGCTCTGCGAACACTAGGCCACCCGTGGGGTGGCTCAGCACAAGGTCTGGGAAACCAGCGTCGCCTTGGAAATGGGTGGCCCAACGCTCGCCAACTTGTGCGGGCTTGGCGTGGTAAATCAACCAGCCGCGCAACTTAGCAACTGCTACTACTTGCTTCAAGAATTGGGCTTCTGTCATATGTCCGTAATTATTCGGCATTAGTTGCCTTTTCTAATGCTTTTGCTAAACGCTGGTAGTCAGCTTGGCAGTCCATAAGTTGATTTATGACTATGTTGAGTTCGCGCCTAAGGCTTTCGCATTGCTGGCGTGAGTCGTACAACATGCTTGAATATGCCCATAGTGCTTGCTCAGCCGGCATTTGGTCTATGTTGCTCATTGTTCTGCTGCTTTCATTACTAGTCTGCCTACTATTTCTGCTACTTGTGGTACCACTGCGTTGCCTAATCCTCTAAGTCTGTCCACCCGGTTGGAAACCCCATGAGCCACTCGACCCACGTCGGGTTCAAGTAACCAGTGCTCGTAGGCTCTGCTATTGCTACAGCCTGAACTATCCGCGACGAATACTTTTCGCCGTTTTCTAGCGCTTGTCTCGTTGACTCTACGCTTGTTGATGTCACCCAGTTCGCTGTGGTTGGGGTAGGCCACGATAATAATGCGTTCTCGTTTGTGATTGGCTCCCACGCTCGCTGCTGATATAACGCGCCATTCTGCGTCATACCCGATTTCGGCAAGCTCTCCAATGACTTGCAGTCCCCCCAAAGAGAGATGTCCTCGGACGTTTTCCATAATTGCAAACTGTGGTCGTAGTTCGCTAATGGCTGTCCGAACCCAAGGCCACAAGTGTCGTGGGTCGTCTTTTCCTTTTCGGTTTCCTGCGGTGCTAAATGGTTGGCATGGGTAGCCACCACAAATAACATCGGGTCGCTCGCATTCGTCCCATTTGATTTTTTTGATGTCTCCATGGTTTGGCACCTCGGGCCAATGTTTTTTTAATACTTTGCATGCAAACGGGTCTATTTCTGATTGCCATATTACGTTCATGCCGGCACGTTCTAGGCCTAGGTCTATGCCGCCAATTCCGCTAAATAGCGAGCCAACGGTCAGCGTCATTTAACTTTAGGTATTGGCTTAATGTTTAGGAACATGTCTTTTGCCTCTGAGTACGTCATGGGTGTTTCGGGGTCAAAATCTAGCCCACGCTCCGCGCACATTTGGGTAAGCATTTTTATTTGGTTTGGTGTCGCGCCGCCGCCGTTGGCTGGCTGGGTGTGTGCGCGTGGTGCTGCTTGGCTTGCCTCGGTTTGTTGGCGGGCTGATAGTCGAGCGCTGCCTATTTCTTGAGACCGTGGCCCGTCCAGTACTGGTGTTGGCCGCGCAATGCTAACCACGGTGCTGCGGTCGGTTTCTTCGCTTGCCTGTTGGCGGCCTAGAACCTCGTTGCTGCTGGCTATGGACTTGTCTATGCCAAAACCGAGATAGCCAAGCGCTCTGCCAAGTACCGAGGTAGCGCCGTTGGCCTGCTCGCTGTTTCTAGTAAACGTGGTTTTGCCTGGGTACGGCTCAAAAATGTAGGCGGTCACTGGTATCGGGTCGTCTGGGTCGCGGCTCACCGTTACCGAACACTCAATAAACAACTGGTCACCAACTTGGGTTATTTCTGGTCGGTGCTCGACGATGCGCAGCTGCGGAAACTCTTTAAGAGCCTGCTTGAGACGTGTCTTGACGTCTACGTACTCGGAAAGGTCAAAAGCCATTATTCGTACCTGCCGCTTTCGTCATAGTTTTGTATCCAGTCGGCGGCCCACAATGTGACCAAGCCAAAAACTGTCATGACACCAACAAACGCAAAAACTCCTAGTGCCGTTCTCATTTTGCACCGCGCAATGCGTTGTCTATAGCAATAAGTAGTTGGTCGGTTTCGCCACCAAGTTGCGTATGGCCTAGGTCGTGTAGTTCTTGCACGATGTCGTCTAAACGCTCCACAATGCTGCGTGGCTGTGGTTCTAGCGCGCTGGGGTGTTCTAGCCGGCCGATGGCTTGGCGTAAATCTTCGCATAATGCTGCATCGTCCATTGCGTAGCTGTAGGCGTGTGCGCGCAGGTTGCGGATTAGCACGTCGGTGGCTTTGGGTCGAGTGTTCGCCCACAAGTTTGCTAGTGCTTGGTCTAAATGGTCGGTCGGGTTTACCATGTTGTCTCTTTTCTAGTCGGGTTGAAAATAACTAACGGGTGTACGGTACCACAATTTTTGGTGCGCTGTTGCCTTTCCATGGTGCCCAACCGTGGCGCTTAAATAATGCCAATGAGGCTTTAAGGTTTTTGCGGGGTGACCATAGTTCGGTCATGGCTTTGCGCACAATGCCAGACTCGACAAGAAACCGTTTGTTGCTGCCGTTTATCTGCATGATGCCGTATGAGCCTGTGTATGGGTCGCGCTGGTTCCAAGCACGGGCGAAGCCTTTAGACTCGCGTTTGCATATTTGCATGAGCCGTGGTATTTCGCGCTTAGCCCAACCAACCTCTAGAGCTAGAGCGGTAAAGCGTAGGCAGTCGGGTTCTACCGCTGCTTTCGTTTGTGTAGCCGGCACCAGTAGTGCAGCTGCGGCGAGTACGCCAAGTAGTCGTTTCATAGTTTCTACCTTCCGTCGGGATAAGTAAAAACCTTAATGGGCTTATTGAGACTTTGCGCGCCTTTGCGCTAAAAGCCTTATGGTGTAACGGTTTTAGCGGGCGGTGTTGGTGGCGGTACGCTTTTCCAAGCTGCTACAAACGCTTGTGGGTCATCGGCCATGGCGGGGGTTAACTCAACGTGTAACCACAAACCACCGGGCGTGCCACCGTTCGCGGTTTCTGTCCAGTCTTTCCAACCGGGCTTGCCGTCACGGTTACAACGCCAACCGCGGCCCCATTTCTCGCAACCTTTTTTGGTGGTGCCGGCGTAGTCGTGGACTTCTTCAATGCCCAATACCTTGTAGTTTGCTACTAACCAGTTTGCCCACATGGCGGCTGTGGCTTTGTCTTTGTAGCCAATGTCCGCCGCTCTGGCGGTCGCGTGCACGCTGAGACGGTCTGAACCGCGCATGTTACGTACAGCCCAAGTGCCAAGGTTGGTAAAGCCTTTTTTCTTAATAATGTCTACAAACTTTTCGGTGCCGGGGCGTTTGCCTAAGGCTGCGCCGTCGGTGGTGCCGGTGTAGTTCATGGCCGGCTAATCATGTCGGCGATGCGCGTTAAGAGTTTTGCAGCTGCTTCGCGCACAATTTTTAGTAGGCCTTTTTTGTCGTCGTTATTCATCGGTTTTGCCTTTCGGTTTGTCTTTTAGGCCGTTGGCGCTGAGTAGGCCAGCGAGTGAGCCGGTGAGGAATAAAAGCAACGGTTGTAACGTGGCCCAAGCCGACTTGTCATTATCCGAAACGTCCATAGGCTGCGTGACAAAAAGCAGTCCGTAGATAAGTGACATGGTGGCCATTACAAAAGTAAATGACAGCGCGCAAGCGACAACAAAGATTAAGCGCGCTTTAATTTGCTCGCTTGTCATGCGTTCTTCACGACGCGGTGGCGGGATTATGGGCATTTGTCTGCCAGTAGTCGAGAGCTGCCAAGGCTGGCGGTGTCAACGGTTATAGACGTTTCGGCGCGCAATGCCTTGTTTTTTGTGCGCGGGCAGTTGACGCGCTCACGGTCGCCACAAGCTACGAGGATTGACGCAAACAAAAGCGCCACAAAACTAGCCCGCCAAATCACTTGTGCCTTCTTCAGTCCAGCCACTTGCAAGTAGTTCGGCGTATTCTTCTTCTGTCATTTCGCGTACTTCGTCGTCAATTTGAATGTTAGGTCGTGCCATTAATTTTCCTTACTGTTTGCGATAGCCGTACACGGTGATGGTTCCGCTAGTTAAAGTTCCCGAACTGTCATTGAAGAATGAAATGTCGGTGTAACTAGTGGTGTTTTCTAATGAACCTGCATAAGTACCGGAATAGCCTCGACCATAATAGCCACCATTCATTTGAGTTTTGGCTGAAAGAAATGGGGCTATCAAATCAAATGTGCTTGATGTACTTGGTGCGCCACCATCTGTGAGACCACCGAACCAAAATGCTGCATTATTTTGTGGCACAAAAGTCCAAGCTGTCCCGCTAAAGAGTACGTAAACCATGTTTCCGTAGTAACCCGTAGCAGTTGAACCCATTTTGATAGCCAGTCCTTGTGAGGCGCTCATTTGTAGACCAGTTACAAGTATTCTGTAATTATCGTACGTAGCTGAAAAAGCATTGGTCACTACCGTTGTTGCTGAACCTGCGACAATTGCTTGTGACTTAACAAACACAAGCCCGCTGTTTGCTAGATACGTGTTTGTGTCCGATGCGGTCAACACTTCGCCAGTAGTAAAAGTTTTAATAGCCATGATTAGTACCCGAGTTTTCCTGTTCCTAGTTTGCCAAAAACGGTGTCATTTAGAATGAGTGTCGAGTTAAGCGACGCGCCCGAAATGTAATAAGTCCACCTTGACGACTCGGGCGTTGCCGTCATTGCGTAACCTTCAATAATGCCATAATAGGTTGTTCCACGGAACTTAATCGGCACTTGCATACCGATGAGTAGCGCGGTAGGTACGCCCATATTATTTAACTTAAACGTGTTTTGTGCCTCAGATAAACAAGAAATAGACGATATTTGCACGTCCGTTGTCGAGTATTGAGACAACATAAAATTAGCCAAGTTTTGGGCATTAGCGACCGAGCTGCTAAACGTGTTGAAGTTGAGCGACCGGTACGGCGCGGAACCGCTCTGCACTGTCTGGGCGGCCACGGCCGTCGGGGTCACGGTGACTTGCGTGTAGTAGTTGTCGCCAAACGCCGAAAACTCTATGTTGTCGTAAACTTGGTTTGTGGCGTCGTTAGCGGTATCAGAAAACGATGCTGAAGAAGCGACAATGTCGCCTGGGCCGTAAACAATTACAGCTGCTGCTTGTGCCATTCGCCCGTTAATAGTGCGTATGTACTGTGACAGCCATTCGCCATAAGTGTTTACGACGTTAGAAGCCGACACCACTTGGGTTGCCGCGTTGGTTTGTGGAGTAATGGTCAGTGAGCTGTAAGTGCCAATGTCAGTTGCAACCGTTGTAAAAGTGCCGCCCGAGATTGCTTGGTTAAAACCTTGAAGCCGCCCAAAACGCGCATAGTAAGACTCGCAAGAAATGTTAATAAAGTCGGCGTTACCAACACCGCCAGCGTACGGTATGCCATAGTTGACGCTGACGCCTGAGATATAGCCGGCATATACAAACTCGTTAGAAGCGTCGTGTTTGACTCGAATAAGTGAGCCGGGTACAAGTCCTGTTATTGGGCTGGCGTAGCCGGTCGGGTAACGGATTACGAGCTGGGCGGTGTCTGCTGAGTAGTCGTCTAGTTGTTTTTCTCTGCCGCATTTCATGGCAAACGAGACGACGTTAGACAAAGTAACTATCGTGCCGGGTGTCGACGCGAGCGAGTAGGAAACGGTGTAAGTCTGTAAAGCCATTACGGGTTAGTTATCTTTATGGGTACCGCCCCGTTTTGCCGCATGTAGGCGCGCAGCGCGCTTACTGTTGCGTTGGGGTCACCGCCGTTTACGTTGATGGTCACGTTTGTTGTTTCGTTTGCTACGCGGGTGCCGTCCATGTTTGGGGTTGCGTTGATGCTGCCGAGCACTGGCCCGAATGGGTTTGTTTGTAGCTGCGGGGTGCCGCCACCCATGACGGTGCCAACGTTTTTGTTGAACTGTTCGCCGAGAGCCGCGGCGCTGGCGGGGTCTACCGCAAACTTAAGCAAAAACTCTGTGTTTTCTATGACACTATTAACGCCGTTAACTATGGCTTGGGCTTGGTCAACACCAGACTTGAACCATTTATCGGCAGTCAACTTTGCGACACTGTCCGCAGCTGCGTTAATAGTTGTAGAAATGCCTTTCAGGCGGTCTATGGACGCTTTACCGCCGGCAAGTAGCCCGTTGATTATCTCTAGGCCTACGTCTGCCCCAGAGTCAAGAATGGACTTCAAGAGTGCGGGGTCGTCTAGCCCGGCTGCGATAAGTTGTTCTATGCCGGTTGAAAGTTTGCCAGCCTTGGCGGCTTGCTCGTCGAGTACACCAAAGAATGTTTTTGCGCCTTTGCTGTCGGCTGCTGTAGTCCAAGCATCGCCAACGTTAAATATGCCGCGCACCACATCTCGGGTCGCGTTATAGAAGTCGTTGTAGGTGTCGGTTGCCTTGGTCAGTTGCTCATTAGCGCGCATAAGCGCGGGCGCAAACTTATCTTTAACTAGCTGTGCTGCGTCTTCTAATGCGCGGGCGTAATCTTCCGCAAGTGCTTTTGCTGCCTCTTTTGCTGCCTCTGCTTGCCGTTTAAGTTTTGCGGTATGCGCTGCCGCTTTTTCTTTGGCTTTATCGTTTGCGATGCCGGCTGCCGTGGCGGCCTTGCCGGCGGCTTCTTCAGCTGCCGCCATTTTGTCTAGGCGTTCTTGGGCTAGGACTGGTGCCATGTCAAGCGCGTATTTGCGAAACTCGCTTAGGTTACGTGAAGCGACTGGCCCCATGACAGAAACAAGGTTCATGGCCTTAGCCATTTCGCGCATTGAGTTAACTGAAAAATCTATCGCCTTAGCGAGGTCTGGGCCAATAGTTTTCTTTAATTCTGTTATACGAAAATTAGTCTTACCCCAAGACACGTCGTTAGCGAACTCTTTAAGGCCGTTTCCTAACCGGGTAAACATGTTACGTGTGCGTACCAGCCCGTTATAGAGCTTGCCTTGTGTTGTTACTTGCCCGTCTGCACTGGTTGTTGCTTTTAGGAAATTGTCTTTGATTGAACTAAGTACGCCGCCTAAACCTTTTTGGCCGTAAATGTCCACCAGTTTTGTGACATTCCGTAGTAAAGAGTCAACAATGGGTAACACTTTGTAGCCGATAGTTTCTACGAACTCGTCAAAACGTATTTTGACGTTCTTTAGGCGGCCTGCAAAAGTGTTCATGTTTGCAGCTGCCGCGCCCCCGAATTGTTCCGTTAACGCTTTTTGTGCTGCCGCAAAATCTTTAGTTTTAATTATGTTGTCGTCGAGCGGGATACCCAACTTCTTTAAGCTCGTAAAATTGCCGTCGTACGCACGCCCAATAGCGGTGCTGACAGCGGTTAAATCCTTACCAGTTGCTATTGCCGTGTCGACACTTAAAGTTAAAAGGTCCTGGGCTTTTTGAGCGTCTTTTGTGAACCTCACCAAGCCCGACAAAGCCGGTCTAAGTTCGTCGTCGGTTACGTTTGTGGCTAATTGGGTTTGGTCTACGAACCTAGCCATGCTGGCCGTTACTTCATCGTTAGCGCCAAGTGTGCGTTTTAACTGTTGGGCTAAA